TCGGTGTGTATAAACATATACTGAACGACCCAACAGGGTCACGTTGTGTATTAAAAAAACCTATAGGCAAATTAAACATGCAAAAATCAATAATCCAAAAATGGGCACCAGTATTAGAATCTAATATCGGTAAACCTGTTAAAACTCAAGCTCAAGCTTCAATCCTAGCAACTATGTTTGAAAACCAAACAAAGTTAAACCGTGGATTCCTACCTGAATCAGTTAACGTAACTGGTGATGTAAAAGTATACCAACAGTATGCACTTCCTCTTATCCGCCGTCAGTTCCCAGAACTACTTGCTATGAACACTGTAGCTGTAATTCCTACAACTACTCCAAACGGTATCTACTTCGCACTTCGTTACTTGTATGATGGAACTGCTAAAACTACTGACTTCCGTAATGGTCAAGAGCAAGAACTAGGCTACGATCTTAATAAAGATTTCACTGGTCAAGTTGATGCTGATGGTGGTCGTAAATGGACTACATCTGAAGGTGAATTCCTTTCTAATTACATGGAGTCTGGTGATGATTTATCACTTTACGATCCTGCTACAGGAACTGCTGGTGGTGGTAACCGTATTAAGACTGCATCAATCAAAGTAATCAAAGGTTCTGTTATTGTTGGTACTCGTGCTATCAAATCACATTACACTCTAGAATTACAACAAGATTTGGCTGCTGTACACGGACAAGACATCGAAGCTCTAATGCTTGAAGCTCTTCAGTACGAAATTCAACAAGAAATTGATCGTGAAATTCTTTCTGCATTGATTTTCTGTGCTACTAACATCAAACTTGGTGGTGAAGCTGTAATCGACGTTGATCTTGACACTGATGTTGATGGTCGTTGGTCTGCTGAAAAAATCGCTGGTGGAATCGTTAACACGATCATCGCTGTTTCTCAAAAAATCGCTGTAACTTCTCGTATGGGTGCTGGTAACTTTGTTATCGCTTCTCCAGATGTTGTTGCTGCAATCTCTACTCTAAACAATGGTATTTATGTACCGAATGGTTACCTTGGTTCTGCTGTAAGTGCTGATACTGAAGGTGGTGTTATTGAAACTGGATCTCTTCTTTCTGGAGCTATCAAAGTTTACCGTGACATCTACGCTGATGAGTCATATGCACTTGTTGGATTTAAAGGACCTCGTCAAGGTGAGTCTGGTATTATCTTTATGCCTTATATCCCTTATATCTTCACAAAAACTGCTGGTCAGGAAGATGGTTCTCCTCGTTTGATCGTTAAATCACGTTACGCTATTGTTGCTAACTTGCTTGGAGCTGGACAATTTTACCGTTACGTACGTTTCGCTAAAATGAACTTCGCTATCAATGGTATCGATTCATCTACTGATGTTAAACCTTTCGAAACTGAAGGTGCTACATTTGATGGAGCTGCTAACCTAGATGGTGTGTCTAAATTACCACAAGTTGCTGGAACTCCAGGTACTGACGGTGATGCATTAATCGACGTTTAGTAAGTTAACTCTTATTAATAAACATTAAAAGCCTTGTGAGAGAAATCTCACAAGGTTTTTTCTATTTTATAAACATTAAAAAACATATTATATATGTATGAACCACATATTAGGAGAATAATTGTGAAATACAATGAATTAGATAACATGAATAAATTTAGTCAAATGGACTATGATCCAAATAAAGATGATAACTTGAAGGGATTTGGTAAATATGATTCTGATAGTGAAATTAAGAAAATTAATGAGGCACAAGATAAAATTACATCGTATGATTACACACAAGAAATACTTCCACAAGAAAGTGGTGACTCATCAGCACAATTCCAATCAAATATGGAAATGATGAATAATATCAGTAATGGTATTAAAAATAACTCAACTATACCAAACGAATCAAAGGCACTTAATGAGTCTAGTTCTGTTAAGGATATTATGGGTGCGATTAGTGATATTGAAGATAACGGTGAAATGATATCAACTAGTGGTCCAGGTGATAATAATCCAATGTATGGTTATAATAAAGCATTATTAACGATTAGTGAATGTATTAATATTCTACAATCAAGTGATTACTGGTTACCTGCTAACTGGGACGCAACAAAAAAAGCAAAAGTTGCCCAATCGCTAGATAAGGCATCCCTTCCACTTGTTAATGGATTGGAGAAATTACTAGTTGGTATTAAAAATATCAAGTAGTTATAAACTATGTATATATTTTAAGGAGAAATAGAAATGAGTAATTTTATCATTAATGGTAATAACCACGACTTTATGAGTAATATCGCTAAGACTGTAAACAGAATTGGTGATGTTGGTGAAGAAAGTACTAAGTATAAAGATGCAGCTTTCCAAGGATTATCAACTGAAGAAGTTCAAGATGATTACATGGAAGAGAATCGTCTACAACGTATGCAGTATGGTGGTGAGCCAATTAGACAAGACGAGTTTGACAATAGTGCAGAAGCTATTAAGAAACAAGTAGATGCTAAACAAATAGTTAAAACAAGTGTTGATAGTATTCGTGATGCTTTTAAGAACCCTGACTTTACATTAGATACTACTGAGACTATTGTATCAGATGAGATAATTAAGAAGTAATCAAATATTAATTAATAAAGAAAAGATCCTAATAGGATCTTTTTCTGTTTTCGTTTATATTTACTAGATCATTGATAATAGTTGTGTTAAATTCACTAGTTATTTCGTAGTGACTAATGCGTAGTGGATGTGTAGGTATAATTGATGAGCTTGGCGACATGATTTTAACTTTTCTACATATAGATGTTATTACATCAGATGAATTAATTACACTATAACAAATATCATAAACGCCAGTTGTTGAAAAGTCAAGTCCGTCATTATCAACAACTAGACATCTAGTTAAATCACCATCAATAGGATCATTTGCTCTAACACCACTATCAATATAGAGTCCATCACTTGAGTGCAATAATTCCCAAGTATTAAGTTTAACTTCATATATACCATCATTGGATACATTGCTCTGATTGATTAACTGAACAACGTCATCTTCTTGTAATTGGAATCCATCGATCTCAAGTAACCCACCAGTTGATATGTCAATGTCATAATCAATTACTTTAATAACATATTGGTATCCTATATACATACCTGGTTTGGTATATACATCACTGACATCATCTAAATATATACTAGCTTGTGTATTACATGGTAATCCACTGTTATTTTTTTTATTTACATTATTTATATCAGATGTAATTATAAGTATTTCACCATTGCTCTTAACGTCATCATGCGAAATATATACTCTATAGCACCCACTTGGTATTGATATTGGTATAGTGACAAGTATTGTAGTATCACTAAATTCATTAAATTCATTGCTATTAATTATATAATTGCCAATAAGTAGTTTAACTATTCCTTCGGACTTTAAATTATAACCAGTTATTAATAATTCATTATTATTGACAATAATCCTTGGTGTCATATTTTCAATTTCAGGTGTATCAATAATTTCAAATACACCAGATGTTACATCAATACCATTATTTAAATCAATGGTATATGTACCAGTACTTAAGTTAGGTATAGATATTGATATATCTTTATTGGTAATTGATAATGGTACTTGTAATACTGAATTGAAATACACATCTGAATTAATTAGATCAAACCCATGTATATTAACTATACTATCAACTGATCCTTTTTTAGGTTCAATTATTTGTATATAAGGAGCACCTTCGGTAATATTAATATTAAACGATGTTGATGTACCAAATCCATTTTCAGCCGTAACTTGGTATGTACCTGGATCAATGGCAGGCATCACTGTAGTAATATTATTTGCATCACGATATACTACATTCAATTTATTACCATCTATATAAATAATTGATGATGCTATGAAATTAGAAATATTAAATGTAGTTACTTCATTATAAGATACAATAGGTTTATCAACTGAATTGATTATAGGTGCTTCACCTATCTCAACAATTGTTGTAATCACACCAAAGTCATTAGTAACTTCAATTATATATTCACCATTACTTATAGTAGGTGCATTAAATGTTATTATATTATTTGTATTAGTTATAGTGGCAACTGGTGAGCTATTAAATCTAACGTTTGCAT